TTTTTTGTTACTTATTTTTTTGGGTGCCCAAGAAATTCTTTTGGGTTCCACAAAAGGTTTTTCTACTACTACTGGTTTTTCTACTATTACAGGTGTCTCTTCATGTGTATGAACAACTTCTCGTCTTTCAATTACACAATCTGGACACTCGCCAGTTTTCGTATCCATCCAGCACCCAGACATTGCGTGACAGACCTCTTCTGTCACATATTCAACCCCCGCTAGTGCTGATGAACTCAAAAACAGAACAAACCATAATGTAAGTACTAAATGTTTCATATTTTGCTCCTTTTTCTAGTGTTACATGTATATTATAACCTATTAGAACAAAAATGTCAAGTTTTTTTCACATTTTTTTACTGAAATTTTTAGATCGATAAAATATATGTCTATCTATCGAAACCACAAGTTTCTTCTTTTTACTCCAACTTGGATATGTTTCCATCCAATTTGCATGATAATGTGTTGCACCATCAGTAATGTCAATTAGTGCTTTGTCATAATGATTTACGAGAACCTTTTTTGCAAGTTCTTGTGCGGATTTCCAAGTTCTACCTTCTCTTGGTTCATCTAATAAACCGTCACAATACCAACTAAATTGACATCTATCTCTCACAGGAACATATTCATCTATTCTTTTATTATAACGATGTTTGCCCTCTTGTACTACGCCACATATGGTATTAGGATAATTAACATGAATTGCACGATTGATCGTTACATTTGCTACTGCTAATTTTCCTGCTGTGCTCTCCACCCCTGCCTCGAAGTAAATATTTTTCGCCAGACATTTTGCATCTTCTGGAGTATATTTTACTGTATTAAATTCGAGTGGTTTATAATAGCTTGGTATGTCACTCTTTTCAACTTGATTGGTTTCCATACTTGAGAAGGTGCATTACTATTAAGCGGTGAAGTAGTATACCATAGTATAGCAAATAGAGCAAGGAACACCCTTACTACTTTTACCATATTTGTATCCTTTTTTGGTTATTAATCTCATTCACAGAAACATGAAATAAATTGTTCATTAAACCAAATGTAGTTATATTTATATATTTTTAGTGTCCGAATCCTCTTTTTCCAACTGTTCGGGAAGAAGATCGGGCCATGTATCTCTAACTAATTTATAGGATAATCCCTTATAAGACAATTTTCGATCCTTAACAGCAAGAATAAGTTTTGCATCATTTGGGTCAACTCGTTCTAATAATTCAACAAACATTGATTCTCTTCTGAGCATAGGAAGATCATGAGGACTTGGATCAACATAATAATCCAACTTTTTTACTTCAAAATGAAGTGAATTTGGAGTTGAATCCGCTACCTGTCCTGGCGTATATGGTGGTTTCCCAGGCGGTAGATGCCATTTAACGTCTGGATGATAATTCAATTGTAACAACGCCCTAGTTGCAAAATTGTCTCTATCTGTGAGAACTTGTCGTTTCTCTTCTCTAGTCTTAGCCTTACCAACCAAATCAAGGGTTTCTAAAATATTGAATTCTGCCATATCAAACTTCTCCTGTAAATTGTTTATCTGTCAATGCAACTGTTTCCGTTGCTTTATAATAATCTCTATTTTGTAAACTTCCGAATTGCGATTCGTCCATCCCTTTTGACCATACTGCACTAATATCTGGATAGAATACCCCCACAGACCTCTTAGGAGTACCGTCAGGGTAATAAGCCATAGCAACACATCTTGGAACCACTTTATGTTCTTCATCCTGTCCCGAAAATATTCCAATCCAATCACCAGTTTTTAGATAGTGTTCACAATAACGAATATATGCTTTACGAGATGCGGCCTGCATTTCCGCATTTCTGCGTTCTTTTTCTCCAATATATTTACCTCTTCCCTGTTTACCTAAAGCGGCAACCATTTCTTTATTGTGTTTGATCCATCCTTTAACATTCTTAAAAGAATAAGTATCATCATCTGGAAGAACAAGAACACGTTCATTCACATTTTTATATTCTGCTGGTTTTCGTTTCTTTCGCATATCTTTCATGCGTTCCCGAAGTGCCTCACGTTGTTCTTCCGTAATCTTACGAGTACGTTTTATCTTTATTGGTTTACGTTCTGTTTTCACTTTCTTTGCCATTACGATTTTTTCTCCTTGGTTTTTTCAATATTATTCTTGATTGTTTCCAACATCATTGTCCATTGTTTTGCAGTAGTTTCAATATCATAGTGCATATCATAATACTGCTTCTGAAATGCAAGTCCGCCCTGTACTGGTGGTTCCCAAAAATTTTCAATTGCATCTTTTAATACATATGCAAATTTTCTTGCATGTTCTGTTTTATCTTCTACATAACCATACATCCATGCAAAATTAGCACACGTTTCTGGAAGAACTCCTAAATTTGGACACACTACCACACATGCCGCACTCAATGCTTCGATTGCAGATATACATCCTGTTTCTTTGTAAATATTGGGATATGCAAGAATATGAGTTTGTTGAAGTGCAGCACGAATTTCTTCGTTTGAAACAGTTCCATGATAATTCACATTTGGTGTTTCTTTACAGGCTGTATATAAAGGTTCCCAACTTTTATCTTGTTCTTCCCATCCATATATTTTAAAACTTGAATATACATCAAGTTCTACGTTCTCTAATTTTAATGCTTTAAATGCACCAATCAAAACATCCAACCCCCGATGTGGTGTAGAAGTATATGCAAGTCGAATTAGGCCGTCTTTTGGTTTTGTATGTACAGGAATAGGTTCAATCGCATTCTTCAGAACAACACTTTTTTCATACTCAACTCCAAGGTCTAGGTGATATTTTTCTAACGACCAATCAGAGGGAAATACAATCTCTCAAACTTTTCTCGTTGAGATCTTTCTTTTAAAAATTGTACTTCTGGATCTGATGAAGTATCTTGAAACCACATAATTTTTGGTTTATCTTCATACTCACGAACCCTTGAAAGAATAATTTGAAAGTAGTTCCAAGTATCCTCTGGCACCCTCTCCTTGATTCTTTGATATATTAACTCGCTTCCGCCTTTTGCATTCTTTGAAGCTTCGACTACATCACCAGTAGGTTTTGGTGGTAGTCCTTGTTCTTTTCTTTTTCGGATTTCTTTTATTTTAGAACCATCGAACTTTATCATGCTCATTCTGGTTCTCCGATTCTATCTAATGCCTCGAGTTTTTCGAGAGCTTCAAGGGCTTCATCTTTATCTTCTGTAGGTGGTTCTGGTTTCTTCTTTCCAAAGAACTTCAGAACCGCCTGTAAAATTGTATTAATCATATTTTTTCATTATCTTAATATTATAACAAATCATTACCATCTTGTCAAGTCTTTTATTAAAAAAGTTTACCTTGTTCGATACCATGTAATTTATATTGTAATTTTCCATCATGAAATACTTCAACATCATCACCATCTAATTGCTTGTTTGCGGCTTCGTTATCTGCATCTATTTTATTAAATTTCAATATCTGTCCATTTTTTGTTTCAACTAGATAAGGGTTTTGCTCATTGGGGGTTCGCATAACTGTTCCTTTAAGTGAAATCCTGTCTTACAAATGTAAAATGAATCTACAATGTCAGATACAGGGTTAGAAATTTTGGTTGATTTTGGAGACAACTGGCTCTTTAAATCAACATGTGATTCTGACAAAAACGTTTCATACATTAATTCTTTATTGGCATTTCCTTTTCCTGTGGCGTGTTTTTTAATTACTGTGGGTGGGATTGTAACATATTTGAATCCGGCTTCTCTGAGTTGTTTTTTAAGTATTCCAGTATTCTCTCCAATATTGAAAACTCTTCCTGTCGCTGCAAATGCATAATCTTCCAAATAAACTTTGTTCACTCGGCCATTATACCATCGAATACATTCAATAGTCCAAGATGCAAGTTTACTATATCTTTCAATATCATCCGTATATTCTGGATAATCATATGCAAATATCTTACTTAATGATTTATGTGATTTGTTTTGTTTCAAAAAATGAAACTTGCAGTTTTCAAATTTTATTTCGTTATCTATTACTTTCGCTACACATACTGCGGGCGATGTTAATGAATAATCAATTCCTGCAACATACTCATATTTCTTCTTCATTGTAATAAGGTTCCATCAAAATTCCACAAAATGCACAATGAAACGCATGTTCTTCTTGATCTTGTGACTGTATGTCATCGGAATCATAAACCATTGTATAAGTTGCTGGACAATTATCGCATTCTATATCCAATTCGACTTCCATTTCTCTCCGATTAAAGGTCTACAATTTCACACCCACCTTCTGCGGAACACGCAAGTTCTTGTGATGCTACCGTATAATCTCGCTGTTCATAATTAGACAATTTTGTCCAATCTACTTTTTTTGGTATTTTGACTAACAATTCATTATATTCTTTTTTTGTACAATCTTGATACGGCGCTTGTCTATATGTATGTTCACTAAAAGGTAAGAATGAAATACCACTAATTGAATCAAAATTATTCCACACCCATGCACCAACATCAAACCATTCGTGTTCTTTAACAGAAACCGTAATAGATGGTTTATGTTCACACCAATGTTGTTGATATATAGTCCAAAGTTGCAATTGTTCAATTGCTGTCATGTCCTTCCGACAAACAGCTCCTTTGGGGCTTTCCATTGGAAAAGAAAAAACAGTTGTGTGTTCTGGTTTGGTTACATCTGGTTCGTTTGGAAAATCCGCCTCTTTCATCATTTTGCAAAGAGGATCTTTGTTGTCTGCTCTTACAGTTCTAATATAATGAGGACTATGCCTGGCATGAATACCAGAAGCACTATCAACAAGCTGACTAACAGTACCAGATGGTTTGACACAAGTAATGGCTGCGGATCTTTTGATTCCAAGTTTGTCTGCCCATTCTTTGTTTGTTTCGACTGCGATTTTTCTGAGATCATCTAAAAGTTCCTCCAATCCTTTTTTTCTACCATTAGTTAAAGGATTATCTAAAATGCCGGTAAGTGATAC